GGATACTATGCTGCTTACACTTTCAAAAAGTTTGTCCTCTTCACTCTCTGCAGCTATTACATCATCTGTCTCAAAAGATAAGTCTTCTATTTCTGCCATATTTAATATCCAAATGTTGGGTCTGACATCTGAAAGCCAGAACGTTGTTTTGAAGGATCATAATCCCATATAGAACTTCTTGGTCTAGTCATTATACCGTAGCGTAAAGCGTCATACAAGTGATCTTCTGCATGAGTATCTACATCTTCAGGGTTCTTTTTATCTAGCGGTATCGTAGGTATCTGTGCTATAGTGTTGGTGCAGGTGGAGAAGAACACGAGTCTAGGCTCTTCAGTGAACTCATCCACCTGCAACCTACGGTGTATCTCATTCTTACCAGACACTCTAGATCCACGAGAGCGATCAGAAGGACGCCAACGGCAACCCTTCATGTTCATTTGCTCTGCTAGTGATGGTCCAGTATCGCCTCTGTTGTGCCAGAGTGATGAGTCCAAAACACCGTACCTCATTGTACCATCTTCTGCTTCTGCTTCTAATATCATGTCAGCTAAATCTGTAGCTGTAACCTTAGAACAGTATAACTCTCTATAAACCACCAGTTGTTCATCTGGTGAAACAGCAAACCAAAGTACTCCTGTGTAAGAACCGTAGCCGTAGTCGCAAGCCCTGAACCTAGCCCATGATCTAGGAATGTCGTATGGGTCAACTACGTGTATTGCTCTGTTAAACTCAGGGAATGCTGCTCCTTCATTAGTATCCCAGTTACCTTCTAGTAACTGCTTTCTCTGGTGCTCTGGCAATGATAGTAGCATTGCTTCGTAGTCACCACTGTCTGCTAGGTATGGGTTGTCAAACAAACTAGCAGGTATAAATCTACGCTTAAACAAGGGCTGTCCTTCACGACTATGCCCTCTAGGAAATCTTATAGTCTCACCCGACTCAATGTTAGTAGCCCAGAATGGCTCATTTGCAGGTGAAGGGTCTATAAACATTTTCTTTACCCAACTATGTCCATTGCCTCCTGGGTTAGTAGTACCTCTCATGTACAAACCTAGCTGAGAGCTAAATGCTGAACGAAGTCGTGACCTCATATAATCCCAAGCATAAGGAGTAGGCCACTGTGTAAGTTCATCAAAGCCAATCCAGTTAAACGCTTGTCCTTGGTAGCGTGTCACGTCCATGTCTTTATCTAAGTAAGACATCCACAGTCTACCACCTCTAGGTGCAATCCACTGTGATTTACGTTCACTCCACTTAATGCCAGGTATTGCTTTAGGGTATAGCTCTTGACTCTTCTGTATAAGTTCCCTAAGTTCTTCAGTAGTATGGCGAACAAGTAGACCACTAAAGTTTGGATCGTTTAGACCATGAAGGGGGTCAGCAAGCATTGCAAAGCTCTTACCACCACCTGCTGCCCCTCCATACAAGACTTCTCTTTCAGATGCGGATAAGAAGCTTGTTTGTGGTCCTGGGTTTGGTTTAAACACTACTTCTTGAGCAATGTCAACATCAAACTCAGGCGCTTTTACTTCGGCTGCTACAACTTGTACTTCAGGCTCTGGCTTCGCTTGGCTTGTTTGTGTAGGCTCCGATTCTTTCTTCTTCAAGGTTCTTGATTTCTTGTAACGTTTCTTGGAGCCGCTTGGCAAGCTTGCGCTTAATTGTAGCTGCTTTCTTACGTTTTCGCTCAATGTCTACCCTTTTCTTAAGTCCTTCGCCAGATATATATCTACCTGTTTGCTTTGTTAACCAAAGTGCTACTTCTTTATAAGTGTATTGCAAGATATGATTCTTTGCAAGTTCTAATGCTTCTAGCTCTGGGATGATAGGCTTAAGTAGCTTATCATTGTCAGGGTCAACTTCATAACCAAACGGTATTGTTCTAGTTACTCTAGCTATTACGTGCCACTGTTTTTCTGCACCTTTGTGGGGTCTAGGTAGTTCCCAATAGCCAAGAGATTCACGGTTTACACTTATTCGTTTGTTCCTTCTTTAGATGGTAATATAAATACGCCACCGCTAGATGACGATACGTCTACTCTTTCTACTTTACCAAGCCCTGCTCTGTCAAGTAAGTCTTTTGCTGCAGACATCTTATCTCGTATACCTAGCTCTGTTGGGTCACTAAGTGCACCCACCATAGCCATAGCAGCTTTAGGCGCTGTACGTGCAAAGTAGCTACGAGTACGATCACCTATCTCATCTTTCAAAGATTCTACAATAGCTGTAGTACTAGAAGACTCGCCATACCCTGATAGTTTCTTAGCTTGTACAACATCCCCTCCTGCCTCTTCAAACAAGACTTCAAGGAACTTCTGTTGTTTTTCTGTTAGGTTTCTTGCCATTTATGTCACCATGTAAAGTAATAACCCTAGCATACCTGCTCCAGTTAGTATTATTAATATTGAGAGAGTCCAAGTTACGATTGCTTCTTGTATCTCTGCTTTACGATACTCTTGCTCTTTCTTCTTCTTACGTATCTTACCTTCAGTAGCTACAAGCTCATCCCAAGCGGATGGCCCCATACTGAAACTAATCCAGTCTTTTAGCTCTTTTCTCATTTCTTCAGCTTTTCTTTTAGCTGTAAATATTTCTAGAGCTTCTGCTTCTACAGACCCACCATTGAGTGCTTTCCACCAAGGAGGATTCTTGTTTTTTTGTTCAGCGTAGGACAGATCACTCATGCAACCTGCCCATTGGGTCAACTGTCCTGACATTTCTTGTAGGTCTTTACCTACCTGAAAACCTTTCTTCAACGCATTGAAAGCTACGGTTGCACCACCGATGATTGTTACTGGGTCCACGAGCCTCCTCCAAAAGTACTCCTAGTATCATTAAAGAACTGATTGTGTTTTTCAAAGAGCCTTACCTGATAGTATAGCCCTTTCTATATCACATCTACCAATGCCTAAGTCTCGTAGCTCTCTGTCAGTCATTTGGTAAAGTTGCAAACGTGCAATCTTACGTCTAGCTGACTCTGTTCTAGCTTCTATTAGTCTGTTAAATAATCGTCTTATCATTTTATGTATTATCCTTATGTTACTGCCTTTATTGGCTGTTACATAGTTATACATAAATAACGTTAGGTTAGTAGAGACAATACGGAATATCCGTTATGTCGGTTGGTAATGTTCCTCCCCAGATAAAATAACGTGAGCGTCTGCACCTGATTCTTCAAACCCTACAATCTTATCACCTGGAGATAGTGCAAGATAGCTACCACCTTGTATTACTTCTTCTAAGCTATTACCTGCAAGACTGTGATCATCTATAATAAAATGATATGTAGTTGTAGAAGCTTCGTACCATTGCAAACTATATTTTTTAGTAGAGCTAGCACCAATAGATACGTGCATAAATCTGATAAGGCTTATATAGTTGTTAGGACAGGTGTAAATAACATTACCACTATCCCCACCTGCAGTAGCAGTGAGGTCTTTAGCTGCTGAAAAGAATTTAGCATCTGCTAATATAGTCACTTTTTACCTTTTACTTTCTTAACTACTTTAGTAGTCCATGCTTCATTCTCTGGTGTATCAGGATCATCAGCAATGTAGTGACCTTTTTTATCCCTAGCTCTAACAGTTTCTACTTCAGCAGTACCTGACATCAAAGCTTCTAGTTCTGGTACTTCAGTTATAAACCCACCGTCACGATCTGGCTTATCCATTACTACTGCTTTGTTGCTATCTATAACTGTGTTACCCATTACAATGTAACCTAGAGATTCTATAGCTTCTTCTTGTTCTTTAGTTAAATCAGTCATTACTTACGAGCCTTTCTATTTGGTGGTACGGATGCACCTGCTCTAGCTGCACCACCTTTAGAGTAACCTTTTTTCTTTTTGGTCATGCCGCCTTTATTCATTTTACCTTTGCCGTCTGCAGCATAAAAGGGAACCATCTTTCCACCCTTACCTTTGACCATCTTCAAGCCACCTGCTGCGTAGCCCTTCTTTTTCATACCGCCCTTGGCATAACCTTTTTTCTTCATGCCGCCTTTAGCGTAACCCTTCTTCTTCATCATCTGTTATATCCTCACTGTATAAGTTGTTAAACACTCGTTGCGTATCCCATACGTAGTCTACGTCTTCTTTTGAATTATATATGTTCTGATTTGGTTTAAAGTCTGGTGCACCTTCTCCTGTTTCAAACCAAGCAGGGTGAGTTACTCTCACTCTATTATTGGGCAACGCAACTATGTTACCTGTGTATTCTCCTGCATCTAACAACTCTAATACGTGAGATTGTTTATGTTGTGCAGGATCGTCTGCTACTTCATTGTCTGTGTAGTCTACAGTGAAGTAATACTTTGCAGGGTAGAACTCACCATCTACCTTAGCTATCCAAGGAGCAGGACTTGCTCTTTCTAACTTGTATACGGAATGTGTATGAGACATACAATCCCAAGGCTGTGCCATATATGGTGGTAACTCTGTAGGCCAATCCTCTAAAGGCGTATCAGCTACAAGTGCAGTCAAGGGCATCCTAGCCCACATTGCACCACCGTGTATATTCTCTGAGTCATCAAAGTCTGACTCACATCCAGTAAATATAACTTGAAAGCTTAACGTTCTGTTTGGCATGGTGGTTACACCTATGACCATACAATGTAAATACTCTCCATGATATTCTTCTAAGTTCTTCGTGTATTCTCTACGTACCCAAGCCTTGAAGTATGGTATACTGCTAGTAAGAAACGACATTACTTTCCTTTCGGTTTAACACCTCGCTTCTTCATACTAACAGCTATTGCAGCTTGTTGTCTAGGACTTTTAGCAGCAACACCCCCTTTGTTGGCTCTAAATCGTCTAGTCTTCTCTGCGATTTTCTTAGGCTGAGGTACATGCTGCTTACCTGCCGCCTTGCCTTTTCGTTTAGCTCTGGTTGTAGCGGCATACTCACTGCTGCTAAGAGACTTAATAGCCTTATCAGGGAGATAACGCTCCCCAGTTTTAGCACTAGGCTTACCACTCTTGGTACGCCATTTCTGGTCACCCCACTTCTTTAATGACTTCTGTGGTGCTTTCATCTACTTAACAGCAATCACATTCTGGGTGACACTTACGATTGATAATCGCACACCACAATCTTTTTATGTATCTTATCATGCTTTGTATCCTCCACCTTTTGCTTTATATTGCTTGGCAACCATCTGCGCTTTACGTGCTGACCATTGTCCAGGCTTTCCACCTTTACTACCTGCTTTGACTTTTGATACGAGCTTCTTACGCATACCTGGTTTGGTGTAATTATTAGATGCATTTACTACCATGCCTTACAACTCCAATATCTTGCAGTGAACTTATCTGTAGCTGTATCACAATTGTGTCTAGCTCTGAAGCTCTTACGTCTATCAGGCTGATCTTTTTTGATACTCATATTAGGATCACCAAAACGAACTACCTTTACTTGGTCATCCTTCTTGGCTAACACGGCTGACTTCTTAGCTGCACCTGGTGTCTTCTTAGGTTTGTTGTACCCAGGGTAAGTCTCACCACGATACTTTAACTTACCACTGGGTAGTCGCTCTACATCCTTAGTTGTTGCCATTAGTGTTACCTATTAAAATGTTATTCTTGCACCCATAGTGATGTCACTAAACTCAAAGTCTGGATCTGATGATAACTCAGAGTACAACTTTACGTTTGTGGCAGGTAGGGTGTAGTCTACTACGTAATCCAAACCTGTGAATACTTCATCAGCGTTTAGATCAAAAATATCTATTGTTGTTTCTACAGAGAAGTTAATGCCACTGTAAGCTATACCTGCGCTAGGTGTTAACTCCCAGTTCCACTCTTCAATGCCAGTAGTGTAGTTAATATCGTTCTCTGCACCAAGCGACAGAGTTTGTCCTGCTACTGGGATGTCCATAGCTGTAGCTGATGTAGCTAACGCTCCCGACAATCCTAATACTATTGCTAAATTCTTCATGCTGTTGTATCTCTTCCTTATGTTACTTAGGGTTCATTAAACCCATGTGATCTCTATTCATAAACTTAATAGTGTTCTCTAACAAGGCTAACCTTTGCTGTAGGGCAGTGATCTTGCCTATCGTATTAGTTAAGCTTTCTTGTTCTTCCCAAAGCTCATCTATTTCAGCAAACGCACCATCTATGTAGTCCATGTTCTCTTGCACGTCACGCTTTAAGTTGACGTTATCCTCTACAGCCATCTTACTAGCAAACTGCTGTACAGACTCTTCTAGGCTTTCTATAGTAGCAGCTTGTTGCGATACCCACCACACACCACCTGCTAGTTGCATACCCATTGCAGCTACAAGTGCTATAGGTAGTTTTAAATTATCCATACTCACGTTCCCTGTCTGGATCTAGTACTTCGTACCTGGTTAACATACCTTCTAGATACATAGCACGTTCAACGTGGTCTAAGGTGTACCACTCACCAGTACGATTATGTATTGCTTCTCTAACGTAAAACACATCCGACTTAGGAATGTGTACCTTCCGTATAGCACGAGCATCATTGTTCGCTAATGCATTGTAGAAATCAGTTAACACATCTTCGGATGCGTATAGTTGTACGCCTTTGTCACGCATTGTCAAGTAAAACTTTTATTATTATTAACAAATACGTGTGTAGACTACCAAGTCTAAGTACAAACTACATAGAGAGAGGGAGGAGGAGACACACTGTCGTTTAACTTAAACACACAGGTAACCTACACACGTAGTTACAAAAGTTGTATAGTTATTATATTGTTTGTAACTAATGTAAGTGTAACACTAATGTTTTAACACTGTCAATAGAAATACAGATATTAATTATAACTATTCCTATGTTATACATTAATGTTTAATGACTTATGTTCAATAACTCTTAGTATGTTTAACTATTTTTGTTTTATTACTTTATTTAAGTTTAACATTAATGTTT